ATAATTATCTCCTTTGTGTTCGTGACCCATCCAAATACCAAAAACACCTGTCATAACGCCCATAACGACTGATACGAACGCAGATTGACTAGCAGTTGGTGAATCGAGTTGCATGAACCATTCTGCACATCTCCACGACATCAATGTACTTACTAGCATCATCAGTCTCGGAAGAATTTTCCATTTTAAAAACGTCTCTACATTCATTTTAATAAAATTTCGTTTAAACCAAAACCCTCTAATAATATTAACGTAAAAAATAATAAAAGAACACCACCTGCAATTAGTTTTCCACTAAAGTTAGTTGATCCTATTTTTATAGCAACAAACTCATTGCCTAATATTCTAAGAGACAACTCAAAACTGTTTTCATCAATTTTTACTTTTATTGGTTTTTCATTCATCTTCTACTCTCTTTGTAAACCCAAGCAAGGAAAAACAAGAAACCAATCACCGTGCAAGCTAACACAAAGTAACCTATGTATTCCCATATTTTTCTTATAAACTCTTGCCTAGCATAAACTTCTTCTTTTCTCTGTTTTCTTATTTCTGCTTCCATTTGGAGAATCTCGTTCCAAGAATTACTGCCATAATGAAAATTAATAAAAGTTTTAAGCTCTTGACGTTGAGCTTCTAATTTCTTTTTTGCTGTAAAAGCCTCAATTGCACTAGCTTCAATTTCATTACCTTTAAATAATTTTCTTAATGGTGAAGCGTTTTTAGCAGTTTTTTCTGCATTATCAATATCACTTAACGCTGACATCCAACGCCCTAAATCTTTGCCCATAGACTCTATTTCGCGTCCAGCTTGAAATCCACGTTTGATTGCGTTGAATGCAGTATTTGCTGCCGTTATGGCTACACCTATGGTTGCAGGATCAATGATAGTCCTCCATTAAAAAATACCTTTAAATTTTTGTGGTTTTGCTATATCAGAAAACTTTTTAATTATGCCACCACTACGTTTTTTTACTGGCTTTTTTACTTTTACTTTTTGGCTTTGAGGTTTTGACTTTTTTTTCCCTGCTTTCGACAATGCTATCGCTACTGCTTGTCTCTGTGGGTATTTCTCTGACCTCAACTTCCTTATGTTCTGGCTGATTGTTTTCTGACTCTTGCCTTTCTTCAAGGGCATCTATTACTCCTTCTTTAATGAGTCTTCTTTTTATTTTTTTTTGTTTTTCGACCTCATAAATTTTTTCTCTAACAGAACTTGACATAATTTATCCTTTCATTTCTTTAAGAGCAGCTATGTCTCTTTTTGTTTGATCGTTTTGATTTGCTATTTCTTCTTGCTGATCAATTCTTTGTTGATCAAGTAAAACATCATTTCTCTCTTTTTCTTTTTTAAATTCTTGCTCTACTTCAAATTGTTGTTGTCTTTGAGCTACTTCCTGTCCCCTTAATGCTAACTCTTGTTTTCTTATTGATACAAGAGGGTCTTCAGTCGGTGGTGGTGTTATTGATTGTGCATACTGCTCACTTATTTCTCCTGCTATTTCTGAAGCTCTAGATGCCACTTGATCTTGAAATTGTTTTATGGCATTAGGATCTTGTTGCATCATAGCTTGTTGCTCTGGTGTCATGTTAGCAGTAATCTCCTGTTGAGCTTGAATCTCTGACATCATAGCTATATGTTCAGATATATGACCCTGCAAGGTCATTACAATAGCTGCATTTGATTGTGCAATGGGTGTGGCTATCATTGCTAAATGTGCAGATATGTGTGCTTGATGGTTTTGTTCTGGAAATGCTTGTAATCTTGCACCTCTTAAAGCTTCTTGATTTTCTTTTGCAGGATTCATCGGCATAGGCTGTGGTGGAGGTTGTAATATCGCATCTATATTAGTGACACCTAAAGCTTCATACATTTTCCTGTATGCTTGATACATACCATTAGCTCCATGAATTTCAGGATTACTTTGAGCTAATTGCAGTTGTGTTTGTGCTAAAGCTATTCTTTGTGACATAGAAAATATGTTTGGATCTGAAACAGGCAACACATCAATCTTTTGATCAAAATCAGCTTGTTTAATTTCGGGTGGTGCGCCTGGTACTTGATACGGGTACATTGGAACACCCATAGCAAATATTCTTGCTAGTATTTTAAATTCTACTTTTTGTGAATAATGCAGACGTTTATGTATGGCAGACATGACTTTTGTACCACGTTCCATAATAGCCATCGTAGTTCCAACGGGTGCGTTACCCTGCATTTCACCAACCTTCATGTCAGCCATAGATGCAAAACGTCTTCCTGAATCAATTAAAGTGCCAAGTAATGAGTATAATGTTTGTGATGGCTCTTTAAATGGCAATGGCATAATTGCTTGACGTAAATCCATACCAACCATATCTACATCTCTAAACTCACCAGGATTAAGAGGTGTTTCATCATCTCTTATTCTTGCACCTCGTGCTTTAAATCCAGCAGGTAAATTAGATAAAGTCCCTGCATCTATTAATTGTCTAAGTATTGATGTCGAAGCTCTTGATAAGCCTCCTATCATATGTGTAAGACCAAAACCGTAAAAGCCAAGACCAGGCAAAAACTTATAGTGTACAAAGTAAGGTATTTTACTGCGTAACGGATCGGTTTCGTTGAAATTCCTTTTGATTGATAATACTTCACCAGATTTCTCCACTATTGTGACGATATAAGGCATTTTCAATCCAGTATTTTCGCCCATTTGATTTTGATCTTCAAAACCTGGCAAATCTAAATCGGTGTGTATTTCATATAATGTCAATTCTTCGTTGTAACTTGACTCTGAATGTATGCCTTCAATATCTTTAATTGTTTCTCTTACCTCGTTGTAATCGACTCCATCAGAGTCTGACGTAGGCAACTCAATATCTTTGTAAAACCCAGATAGTTGCAACTTTCTTACTTCATTAGAATCCATGCGAATAACATGACATATTCTCGTAGCAGTTTTCAAATCTGTCGCATTGTAAGGAACTATAAGATCCTCTGCGTGAACAAATTTAGATACTGCTCTTTGCAACGTGGGGTCAAAATAAACTTTTTTAAATGATGAACCTACGATTGGGAGATAAAACAACATTTGATCTAACTCAGGATCATACTCTTCCATCTCGTAAGTTATTTGATAATTCATAAAATTTTTAACACGTTCAGCCTGTGCTACTATTTCAGGAGTTTCTTGTCCTATAATGGCTGTCTTAACAGGACCTCCAGCAGGTAGTAATTCTCTATAAGCCTGTGCTTGAAACTGTGTAACAGATTCAGCAAGTAAAGGATGAACAATACCAGATGCACCTTCAAATGGTTCGGCTCTGTCTTCATAGTTCATACCGAGTAATTCTAAGCCACCTTTGTATTGATCTTCCCATTCTTTTCGTGAGTTTATATCTTCTTGTACTTCATTGACCATCTCAGATGATATACGACCAAGCTCTGTTTCATCAATAAATTCTGCAAGGTTTGCATTAAAAGGAACTTGTATAGGAGCAATCTGTTCTTCAATTTCTCCAATAACAACAGAACCATCATCCATCTCTGTAATGTTATCACCTATAGGTGCTTCTTCAATTTCAATAGATGCTACGCCTTGTGGTGCATCTAAATTCTCTATTCCGTCTACCTTTTCAATAGCCATAATATTACCTTACTGTAAATCCAGTTCCTGCTCTTGCTATGCCTCTACCACGACATATATTCTTACCTTTTTTGCCTTTAACATCACCACCATACTTAAACTTCTCAGCTAGATCTGCATCCATGTTTTTTTGTACAGACTCAGGCAACATTGAAAAACCTTTGAACTTTGGTGGAACTGCTTTGCCTTTAGTTGCCTCACCACCACCTTGCATCTCTTTAGCTTTAACTTTATCAATGGCTTCTGCTAAACCACCATCTTTCTTTTTTATTGCTAAAGGAACATCAGTACCCATAATCTTTTTTAAAACACTCATTGGTATAGGTTTAACCTTTACAGGATCTTTTATTACACCAGGTATTTTAGGTCCCATTTTTACACCACCAGTTTTTTTTGCCATTTTACTCTCCTGTTTCTGGGTTAACCATAATTGATTTTGTCATGTCTACAACTCCACCATCACTCATCATTTTGGGCATAATCATGTTTTTTTCTATATTCATCCCTCTTGGATTAGTAATGCTTGCACTTTGCACTGTCATCTTTATTGGTTTTGTTTTTATTTTTTTTGCTTTTGAGCCAGTTTTTTTCATCTTTCTTAAAAGTGCAGCAGCTTCTTTTCTTGTCATATCTCCAAAGGGATCAGCAGATGCAAGACCACCTATTTTCAACAACTTTAATTGTTTCATCTTAGTCATATCAATAGGTTTTACTGGAGGTGGATCTGTAACCCTCTTACCAGCTTTTATCTTACCAAAGTTTTTGCCAGGTACTGGTTGCCCTCTTCCAGCTAACTCTGCGTAAGCTCTTATTTTATCTGCTTCGTCTGACACTATCTCATACCTTTGAATTTACCACCACGACCACCGATGACACCACCCATGTTCATCTTTTTAACTTTACCACCATCCATCATGCCGACAGGTTGCGCCTTAGTCATGTCCATAACTTCACCACCCATTTCTTTTTTAATTGGTTTACCTAATTTCTTTACAATATCTTGTAAATCTTTTGGAAAGCTGTCCATGCTTGGACTTTTTATTATTTCTAAAAGTTTATTTATATCTGTTTTTGAAACTGCTCTTCTTAAATTTTTATCTAGTTCACTTGGCATTAGTAATACTCCATTTTTCTTCTATAAACTGGTTCTTGTTCATCGTCATCAGGAGTAGTGATAAAACCACCCTGTCTAAATCTTAGTATAGCCTGTGTCATCGAATCTGCCAAGTCATCAAAATCTCCATGAGGAAAACTGGCACACTCCTCAACAACCTCCTCTGCAAAATTAGCATCTGGTCTCCAAACCATACCACTTTCAAACACAGGCGCACAAGCGTTCATTCTTGCAAACTTATCAGCACCCTTGCTCGGTGTAAACGGAGTAACAGGTATTCCCATACGTCTAAGCTCCTGTGTTAATGGTGTACCACTAGCTTTTTGCTCTATTAATATCATGTCAGGATCATATGCTTCGCACAGCTCGTTTGCTTTTTCTTTAAGCTCTGGAAAGTCCCATCTGCCTTTTTCGGCATCAAGCAAGATGATGGCATCTCCTTCTCCTTCAACAGGTGTAAAGATACCCCAAGTAGTAATAGCACTATAATCAGAGCGCTCAGTCTTCGTGAAAGCTGTGTCATATGACTGTATGATATAGGAACAGACAGGCGGCTCAGAATGATCCCAAACATTCCACCACTCCCTTTTTATAATAGCCCCCTCTTCAGCAGTAGGGTTTTGCATATATTGTGAGTTCCATTTTGACACAGGTATAGAAGATTTAACAGCCTCTAGTTCTTCTTTTGACCAATACTCTTCCCACAACACATTTCCAGTGTCTGGAAATATGG